GCTGATGTGTTTGATAATGTTAAGGCATTAGAAAATACTATTGCTGATATAGTAGCACAAGAACTCCCACCAGAAACGGTAAGACCGCAAATATTAGCAGCAGTGGCAGAACAAAGTGAGACTGTTAAACTTGCGGCACAACCTTTAACAACTATCAGTGAAGACTTTATGGCTCAAAGTAAAAACCCGGCTGGTCCGGAAGACTTTCAAAGCCAAAGTGCATTGTTAGATTTAAGTAGTGAAGAATTAAGTAATGCAATGTCAAGCTCAGGCGAAGATATTGTAAAAACAGTGGTGCTTGGCACAGTTGCAGGAATAGGAACTGCAACATTAATAAATCAAGCACGAGGAAGAGTCAGCGGAATATATATGGATTCAACAGATCCAGATGTAAGACGCGAACAACGTAATTTACGTAAATTAGTTAAAGGTGGTGCAAGTGCGGCGTTAGTCAATCAAAGCACAAACAAACTAAGACGTATGTTACCAGGAAGTGTTAATACAGCAGGTTCAATTGCTGTTAAATTAACAACAACGGCAGATAACGTTGTAGGTAGCTATAATGGCACTTATGCAAAAGCTCAAGCATCACGTAATGGTGTTGAGAACTTTGAATATGTAGGTGGTGTTATGGCAACAAGTAGACCTTTTTGTGTATCAATGGTAGGCAGTATTATGAATGCAGAAGATATACAAAATCTATGGGATGGTAGTAGTTGGGCTGGTAAAGAACCAGGTGATCCATTTGTTGTAAGAGGTGGATACAATTGCCGACACTATTGGGTGCCCGTAGAAGAATAAAAAAGGATAAATAAAGATATATAAAAGTAGATACTTTAGTATCCAACCCTAACTTAATAAAGGAATATTGACATGACAATTGATAATCATGGTGTGGAAACACAAACTGAAACTGTAGACACTGGGGATACAGCAACAGGCCAAACAAATGACTCCCAGGTTGAAGCCACTAAGACTTTTACTCAAGAAGAAGTAAATGAACTTATTGGCAAACGTGTTGCCCAAGTTAACAAGAAGTATGAAGGTGTTGACATGGCGGAATACAACGCACTCAAGAGCTTGAAAGAGCAAGTTGAGGAAGAGAAACTAATCAAGAAGGAAGACTTTAATGGTGTTCTTAAAAAGCAAAAAGAAAAGTCAGATATGGAAATATCAAAACTTAGAAGTGAGCTTGAAAAGATCAAAATTGATGGTGCATTAATTGATGCGGCATCTAAAAGTAAAAGTGTTGCTCCTGATCATGTTGCTCAACTATTGAGAGGAAACATTAGACTAGACTCAGATGGTAACGTTATGGTTACTGATGAAACTGGAAAACAACGCTATACGGATTCAGCTGATCCAATGAGTGTTACCCAACTAGTTGAAGAGTTCCTATCAAGTAATACGTATTTCAAAAGTGCAGGCCCAAGTGGTGCAGGCTCTAAAGGCAATACAAATAACGCTAGTCCACAGAGTTTGGAATTAGCACAACTTGATCTTACTAATGCTGAACATCGAAACTTATATAAGAAGATGAAAGCTGAAGGTAAGGTATAATTTTATAATTAGGAGAAAATGATATGGCAGACGCATATTCATCAGGTTCATCTTTAGGTGACCTACTAGTCCCGTTAAAAGCGGCGACAATTTATCAAGCACAAGAACAATCTTTGTTCTTATCAGGTGCTTTAATCCCAATGGTTTCAACACCAGGTATCACATTACGTGTTCCAAAAATTGCAGACGTTACAGCTGAATCACTAGCTGGCGCAGACTTTACAGGTGATGTTACAGCACAAAACGTAACAGACGATAAAGTTGATATCGCAGTTGACTTAATAGCTGCACGTTCAGTTGTAAGAGACTTGGGCGGAATTTCAACAGACGAAATTGGCAGATCACTTGGACAAAGTGTTGCGAAAAAGTTTGATGAAGCTTGTATTACAGCTCTAGACTCACTAGATGCCAAAGACGCTCCAACTGACATTGGTTCAATGGACGTTAACGACATCTTAGAAGTTGTTGGTCAAATCCGTGGTCACGGTGAAATGGGACAGCTATACGCAGTTCTTTCACCAACTGCAGCAGTTGAGCTAATGAAAGCTATTGGCACAGACACATATGCTGGTGGTGATTTCCAAACTGAAGCACTACGTAACGGTTTCTTAGGAAAAGTTGCAGGTGTTAACATGTTTATGTCAGCACACGTTGAGCATGCTACTAAGATGGGTTACATCTTTGGTGAGAACGCGGCAAGAATCGCAATGCAAAAGAATGTTGATGTAGAAATTGGCAGACGTGCAGAAGCAGTTGGTTTTGATGTTGTGGCATCAATCGCTGCTGGTGTTGGCGTTGTTGACTCTACACGCGGTGTTAAAATGGTTGACGCAGCTTAATCAGTAAACACGCTTATACTGGGGGGTCTAACTCCCCAGTAATTTAACTAGGAGAAATAAATTGGCTTACGCAACAGCAGAAAACTTAAACTTTTATGCACCAGAAGTATACGAAGGTGATACAGAAGATTGGGACGCAGAACTGGCATTAGCTGAAACTGATATCAAAAATAAGATTGAAGTTAAGTGGTATGATCAGGTAAAAGGTGGATCAACATTTGATGCATCTAAATTAACTGAGTCACAATGGACTAAAGCCACTGTTTATCAAACATTGGTTGCTTATGTGTTTCCAAAAATGTCTACCTTTAGAGTTGAAGATACATTCATTGAACAAATTAAGTTTTATCAAGAAAGACTTAAAGATGAATTAGATATGCAATTCGCATTGGGTATAAAGTATGATGATGACGGAGATGGAACTACTACCGTTGAAGAAACATACAAATACGCTCAAACAAGGTTATACAGATAATGGCCACAATAAGCGATAGAGAAAGTATATGTGCTGAGATTGTTTCTTTATTTAAGAAACAACGCTCAGTAAAGTTTGGTAGAGTAGTCAGGGATCCAATCATTCCTGAGGAACTACCACGCACTGCATTTCCGGCAGTTTATGTTGAATCAAGTGATGAAGACATAGAGGATATTGCATTTAGTGGATTAAGAGAAGGAGTTATGGAAGTTGCTTGTGTTGTAGTAATATCAGGCAAGAACCGTAATACCCAACTTAATGTAGCCATTAAGGCTATGGAAGATTCCATTAATGCAGATAGAACGTTGGATGCAAAAGCAATGGATTGTTCTCTTACGAGAATAGAACAACTTGAGGCAGGTGACATGAGTCCTTTCAGCTCAAGTAGAGTAGTGTTTACAGTTTCTTATGTATATACTATTGAATAACATTAATCAGGAGAAATATAATGCCGGCAATAAAAGGTAAAGATGGTGTTTTAACTGTTGAAGGAACTGCGGTAGCACAGGTTACAGCTTATTCATTAACAGAAACATCAGAAACAGCTGAAACAACAAGTTTTGATTCCACTAACGGATTTAAAACTCATGTTCCTACTTTAAAGAGTTGGGAAGGAAGCTGTGATCTTGTTTATAACGAACAAGAAATGACTGACACGGATTTAGCCCCAGGTGGCGATCCAAAAGCACTCATTCTGTATCCAGCAGGATCAGGAACAAGTAATTACGCAGGTGATATTATTATCACTAGCATGGAAATTACTGGTGAAACAGCAGATGTTGTTTCTGCAACAATCAACTTCACGGGAACTGGTGCATTAACCAGAACTCAAGTTTAAGTTAAATAGTATAGGCTGGGTAATACCAGCCCATACTTTAAATTAGGAAATGATATGGCAAAAAGTAATTCAACAATGAAAAACATGAAAGCAGAGATGCAAAAAGATTTCAATAAGTTTGTCAATGATTTCCAAAGCAATTTGAGAGTTAGAACCCCAATAAGAACAGGTGCGGCAAGACGTGCTTGGTCTAAAGTAGGTAACTTAACAATTGGAAGTGGAACTAGTAAGAAAATTCTTACTAACCAAGTTGGCTATGCTAGTATCTTAGATGATGGCTGGTCACAACAAGAGCCTAAAGGTATTGTTGACAATGCTTTTAAGCAAACAAGAAAATAACTAACAAGGAGAAACAGTTATGAGTGATAAATTTAATATCATGGATAATGCAACACAGCATTTTAAAGAACAACTATCAGGTGGACTACTAAGTATTGAAGTTCCTGAATGGGGTGCAACTATTTGGTTCAAACCAGCATTTACATTTGCACAACAAGAAAAGATTATTCAACTAAGCAATGAAGGAAAAATGGTTGAAGCAATGATTGAAACATTAATAGTTAGATCATTGGACAAAGACGGAAAGAGATTGTTTACACATGCGTCAAAGACACGTTTAATGAATGAAGTAGACCCTAATATTATTATTAGAGTTGTTGGTGAAATGAACCAAGAGATCAAAGACGAAGACGTGGGAAAGCAGTAAGAGAAAAAGATCTTTATTTCATCTTTTTCTTAGCTGAACAATTGGGACGCAGTGTTGAGTGGATCATGCAAAACATGTCAGTAACTGAACTGAAAGGTTGGGCGCAGTATTACACTATAAAAAATGAGAAGTAATTGAAGGAATTAAACTATGAGTAACAATTATAATATAGATATTACTGCAAAGGACAACACTAAAGGAACTATTAGCAGTGTCGGTGGTGGCTTAGACGGTTTAACAGCAAAATCAAATAAGTTCAAAGCAGCACTTGGTGTTGCAGGAACGGCCCTTGCGGCATTTGGTGTAGTTAAAGGAATACAAGGCCAAATTGACAAATTTGACGAACTAGCTAAAAGTGCCAGAGCGGCAGGCGCCGCTGGTAGCAATGAAGCGTTCCAAGGCTTCCAAGTAATGAAGCAAGCAATGAATGAAGCAGGTATTGATGCTGCTACATTTGATAGAGCTATGCTTCAAACAACATCAAGACTTAAAGCAGGAACAGAAGGACAGAAATCATTTGCGGCAGTCACTGACAAAATGGGTGACAGTATTTTAACTGCAAATGGTGAATTAAAATCAGGTCCTGAACTGTTACAAGCAATGATGAATGCCTTAAATGAAGGCACAATTTCAACAGAAGATTTTGCTAAAGTTGTTGGTGGACGAGCTGGTCCATTAATTCAACAACAATTTGCAAGCATCAACACAACTGCAGAAGATATGCAGAAAACCCTAGACGATGTTGCAGAAAACACAAACATTGTAGATGTAAGTGCAGCCGAAAACGCAGAAAAGTTTAATGATACTGTAGGTAGATTAAAAGAAGGCATGGGTCAATTAATGACTGATGCTATTACACCAATACTACCAGTAATAACAAGATTGGCAGAAGACTTATTAGAAAAACTGCCAGGCATTGTTGACAGTGTTAGCACTGCATTTGAAAATTTAAAACCATTCTTAGATTTAATTGGCACAGTATTAACAGAAGTTGTTTGGCCAATCATGTCAAAAGTATTTGAAATATTAGGCAGTATTGCTGAAGCAATTGCACCATTAGTAGATGAATGGCTTCCAAAGATGAAAGATGGATTTACTACTGCTGGTGAAAAGATTCAAGATCTTGTTGATTTCTTTGTTGGCTTGATTGAAAAGATCAAAGCAATACCAGAAGAAGTTAAAAAGATGAAAGAAGCTATTGTTGGTAAAATGGGTGATATGGTTCAAGGAACCAAAGACAAACTAAATGGCTGGAAAGACAGTGTGTTAGGTATCTTTAAGAAAACAGAAGATGAAGCAGTTGGTAACTCAATTATTCCAGATATGGTTGATGCAATCATTGATGAATTTACAAGAATGAAAGATGTTACTGTTGATACAACACAAGAAATGCATGAAGGTATTACTGGCGAGATGCAAAGTGGTGTTGATGATTTTACAAAGATTTTAACTAATGGATTTGAAAAAGGCAAGTTAGAAATGAATGACTTTAAAGGATTCTTTAGATCAACACTAACTACAATGATCAAAGACGCAATATCAGGTTCAAGACAAATTAATAGAAGTATGAGCTTGGGTCAAAGTTTACACGGAAGTGGAGGCGGAGGCAAAAAAGGTTTCTTTAGTAGTGTATTAGGTGGAATTGCTAATTCATTTATACCAGGACTAGGCAAATTATTTGGGCGTGCAAGTGGTGGACCAGTAACCGGAGGTAAGAGTTACATCGTGGGAGAACAAGGTCCGGAGCTTTATACGCCGAGCGGAAATGGACACATATCACGTAATGGACAAGGTGGATCGGAAGGTTTAACAGTTAACTTCAATCTAAATACAATAGATTCAAGAAGTGGCACAGAATTTATAATAGAACAAAAGAAACAGATTGTAGGAATGATCAATGACGCATACACAAAACGAGGTAAGCAAGGAATTTATTAATGATTACTATATTAGAATACCCAGATACAACTAATCCACACTACATTGATCCACTTTACATTGGTGATGATAGCAGTGGATTTCAAGGAAGAATTAAAAGTTTAAGAGACGGAAACTATCAAACATTACACAGTGGAACACCACCAGCTAGTGTTGACGGTATGATGGAAAACATTAGTAGATTCAAATACTATTTGAAAAACAACTCATACAGTAACAATATATCAATATACGATATTTGGTATTTGCCAATGATAAGAGGCACAGTAAATAGTTCAGGTGAGATTACTGCTGTTGAAATTATTACATATGGTAATCAAAGATTTAGACAACGCACAGGTGCTTCAACTTATACAGGTTCAGCACGCATCAAAGCAAATGGAAACTTTTGGAAAGAAGGTGTTTCAAGTGTAAGCACTGCGGCAACACTTGCAGATATAACCGTAAGTGCTGGTAGTGATGGTTACATTGATAGTGTTACATTGAATTCAGGTGGAAGTGGTTATGGAAGTGCAGGCTATGTTATGTTTGAAATAGAACAAGCAGCCGCAGATACATATCCAGCAACACCAACTGCATTAGAAGCCGCAGATACTTGGGATACAAGTGATGGTTGGACAAACGGAAGTGAAGATACAACTAAAATTTGGCCAACAGTAGTAATACCAGAAAGTGCTGAAGTAAAATATGATCAGCCAGCAAGTGTTACAAGATCAATGACAGGTAAGAAATATGTTAAAAGTGCAGGCTTTACTAAGTGGGGTATTGAACTAAACTATCCACCAATGACGCCAAATCAATTTAAACAGTTTCACAGTGTTGTTCAAGCGGCACGTGGACAAACAACTCCATTCTTATTAAAATTAAATCCAAATGGAAAAAGCATAGTATGGAAAAACCTAAACAGTGGTAACAGTGCAAACAATTTAAGATTAAAAGATCTTGTTGATGTTAGTGTTGAGAATCAAGTTATATTATTAGAAGGATTAGATGTAGGTGATACACTTAATGCAGGTGATGTAATTATTGGTCAAAATGCAGACAACAACGGAGAAATAAATACTATCATAAGCACCGCAGATGCAAATGTATTTGGTGAAGCTAAAGTTAGATTAGCATACGGAATTAGAGCTGATCAAGACGCAGGCGACCCTTGGAGCACTGCACCAGACGAAGTAATTGTTAGTTTAACAGAAAGTGAATTTGACTACACAGTTGGATTAGATGGATTATACAGAATGACAGTTACAATGGAATTGGATGAATGGAAGTAAAGCATGGCAGATAGAGGCATAGTAAGTCAAGCATTATTGGATGCAATTGATAAACAAGTAGTTACATATTACGAATTGTTTGAAATAACAACAATTCAAAGTGGGTCAACAGTTGTATACTACTTAACAAATGCACCACAAGATGTAACTCACAACAGCAACACTTACAGAGCATTTGGACAATTTATTGGTATGGGTCCTGTTAGTGAAAATGCTACACAAGAAATTGCTCAAATGGCTATTAACATATCAGGCATTCAACCATACGAAGCTAATGCAGTTAACCCTACTGAAAGTTTCATGGAAACAATAATAAAAGATACAACCATATATATTGATCAACCAGTAAAAATATATAGAAGCTTTTATGGATTAAACAATTTACAAATAGGTAGTTTTTTGTTGTTTGAAGGACAAATAGTAACTGCGGCAGTTGAATATGACTCAGAAGCAACAGCGGTAGTTGAATTAAAAGTAAGTTCACACTGGGTTAACTTTCAACGTTATACAGGACGCTTTACAAATTCAAACTCACAACAAACTTTCTTTAGTGGTGACACAGGATTTGACAAAGCAGAGCGTGTTCAAAAAGATATTGTATGGCAACAACCACCGGAGTAAACATGACATTAGAACAAAGACACAAACTAGCATCATACTTAGCTGAACTTAGACACACCAAACACAATTGGGGTATTATGGATTGTCAGCTTATGACTGTTTATTGGGTTGATAAATTATTAGGCACAAACTATGCCAATGATATTGCATACAAATACAAAGATAAAAAAAGTGCAGTTGTGTTTGCAAAAAGATATTTACAAGCTCCAGAATGGCTTGAGAAAGTAGGTTTTGCTGATATAACTGATCAAAAAACTATATACAAAGATGGTGATGTATGGTTACAGAATCATGGAATGTATTATACTGCATGGATAATGTTTAGTGGATTACTTTACAGTGTTTGTGTAGATACTGGATTAGTTAATACTACACCAGAAGAATTAAGCAATGGATTTGGAAAATCAGATCCAACAATGAAGTTTAGGATGATATAATATGCCACCACCAGTAGTAGCCGCAGTAGTTTCAGCAGTAGTAACAGCAGTAGTAACAACAGTAATTACTACAGTTGTTGAAGTTGTTATTGAAGCAGTATTTGGCAAAGAAAATACAGATGTGCGTGATGAAGAAGGAGCAATGGCTCAATCAACAACACAAGCACGTGCATTACTAGTTAACAAAAATTCAAACAACGCAGAAATTCCAATTATATACGGTAGATTACGAACAGGTGGAACAAGAGTGTATGCTGAAACCAGTAACAATTCAGGTAGTGTTGCAAACAACGAAGCAGGCAACGAATACTTTAATACTGTTATTGTAATGTGTGAAGGACAAATGGGTGCAATCAAACAATTATATTTTGATGATGAAGTTGTTTGGGATGCAGATCAAAGTGGTGTTACACTAGACGGAAGCAATGGTAGATATGTATTAGATACATTTCAAGGTTCATATGGTAATTTAAATTCAGATGGTAATAAAATAACTTATCACGATGGACGAGATGGACAAACACATGAAACTGAATTAACTTCAAGTGTTGGAAGCAGTGAATGGCCAAGCACAAGTGATTTACGAGGTGTAGCATACTTGTATATCAGACTCAAAGCTGATGCTGAAAAGTATGCAGGTGGACTTCCACTGTTTACAGCAGTATTAGATGGTAAAAGGATTCCAGATGTAAGCAACACTGACGAAGATGATACTAGTAAAACATACTTAACTACAATTACACAAAACCAAAATGCAGTTGATTGTATATACGATTATCTTACAAACACAAGATACGGAAAAGGTTTAGATCACGATTCAAATGGTAATTATGTTGCAGGTAAAGATATTGACCTTGACAGTTTTAAAACTGCAAGAACACAAGCTGAATCAAGTTCACATAAGTTTAATGGAACATTATCAACAAGACAAAGAATATATGAAAACATACAAAGATTAGTAAGCGGTTGTAATGGATTATTAATTTACAGTGCAGGCAAATATAGATTAATTATACAAAATGCAAATGAATATGATGCCAACACTGCATATCAGTTTACAGAAGAAAATATGTTAAGCAATGTAACTATTACAAAAGGATCTAAAACAAATAGATTGAATAAAATTAGTTGTGGATTCAGTGACAAAGACAAAGCATATGTTGATAACATTGTTATTAGTAAAAGTAGCACATACTTGAGTGAAGACAATGGAACTGTATTAGAAACAACAACAGATCAACAATTAGTTACAGATTCAAGCAGAATTGCTACACTTAATTCATACAAACTAAATAAAAGTAGATACCAGACAGCAATAAGTTTTCGTGCAACACATCAATCATTGGTAGTTGAAGCTGGTGATGTTGTAGGTATCAAACAAGATGCATTAGGTTGGACAACACCAAAACCATTTAGAATTATGACCAGTGAAATTGCTGGTGATAATACTATTGAATTTACTGCGGTAGAATACGAATCTAGTATACAAATATAAGGAAAACACATGAGCAAAATTCAATTAAACGGAAATATTTCACTATCAGCACCAGATCAAACTGATGTTGTAACAAGAGCACCAGTTGGTATATTGAAAGATATTGTTATTGAAAGAACAGGTGCAAATGCAGTTGCAAATGGACATTTATTACAGTATAATGCAGATGCAACACCAGAAGCCCAATGGGAAAACAGTAATGTAATTGACGGTGGCACTTACTAAAACACCGCTTTAAACCCGTCAAATCAACGCATACAGCGTAGATAATTAATAGGATATAGTATGACAACCCCCGTAAATAAACTGGCAGAAACAGAACCAGAAAAAATATACAAGCCAGAACTCAAAGCAGTATTCAAACAATTTTTAGAGTTAGAAGACTATCGAAAACTAGCACACTTTGTTTGGGTCGAACAATATAAAGCACAAATACCAGGATCATACAGTGTATATGCAATGTATAAAAATGGCATAGCAATTGCCACTAATGCATTGTGTATAAATGAATGGCTTGATGCACACAACTTACCACGTAGAAAACCATTACATGAACAAACTGTTAAAAGAAGAATGTTGTTTAACAGAGATGATATAGAAAGAATTGACAACAGAAACAGTGAATTTGAATACGTTCCACAAAGACCAGGACGCAAACAAGGTGCAGCAATAACCAGCAAACACGGTGAAAGAGTAGCAGAACAAATATGGGAACTGTTTCAAGACGGACACGTGCCAGGTGATATAGCAACGGCAATTGGATGCACACCAGCTAATGTTTATTATCACATAAAAAAGATGCAAAAGAAGGTTGACAAACAAACGGCTTAGTGTTATCATAAATACTAATATAAATTAAAACACCTTTAGTTATAAAACAGACATTACATTCTCCAATTTAATATATGTTATTACACGTTTTAATTTATTAGTTGTATAAGGGTTATACTTGGAAATTCATTGCCAAGCTCCTTTCAAATATATTGCTATAATTGAAATACAAGCAGACAACTGCCCAATACTTTATACAACGTATCACAACAAAAACCCACAGAAATGTGGGTTTTTTCTTGACAAAAGCGTCTTTTTGTCATATAATGATAAATA